CTTCTGAAATTATATTACCACTGGTATTGTACTGGTAAATTTTATTGCTATAAAGAAGTTCGTTATTATTAGCAGATTGATACTTAATAGTATTAACAAACTGTTTGATCTGATATATTCCGACAGTAGCAGATGTAGTAACTACGTCAGCATAGACAGAATTATTACCGGCAACATAGATCGGATACTTAGGACCAATATTGAACACATTCGCTGTCACATTGGCCAATGCATTGGTCGTAAGAATCACTGATGTAGAGTTAGAGATGGACTCGACAGTACCTAGAGCAACGTTTCCAGTCGCCTGATAGAGTACTGCGCCGATTGCATTGTTATCGAATGTTGTTCCTGAACCAACTACAATATTATTTGCAGTGTTTGCAGTGATTGTTCCTGTTCCAGCAATATATGTTGCATCGGCTACCATTGCACTGTTCTTGAATGCACCACGTGCATTGATCAGTACTACGACGTTTCCTGTCGCTGTTTGTACAATACTATTGACTGTACCATATGCGAATACCGATGTAGTATTCTTTTGAATAACATTCTGGCCGACAGCAAGTGTGCCATTCTGATTTGTCAACTGGATAGTATAGACTTCAGGGATACCCATAACCTTACCGCCGATCGTGCGGTCTAGTAGTGTATTGGCAAACAACGACGCAGTATTACTTGCAGTATAGTAAGTCACATTATTGGTGATAGCGCCGTTTACATGCGAGATGGTAATCTGACCATTTCCATTGGTCTGTTCCGTATCAAGAACGATGCCGGTTCCTGCAAGTTGACCATTCGCTGCATAACGATAGATATAGTCACCGGGGGCCAGAGTAGTAGTCGCTGATGTGAATGCGATATTAATTACGGGCTCGACAAGTTGTTCGAATAGACGGAAGTATTGGCCGCTTTGAACATTAGCAGTAATTGTGCCTAGGCTAAGAACCTTCTCGGAGATCAGAGAAGTTGCATCTAAGGTGTATCCGTAACCCCCATCGACGAAGATAAAGTCTACGAGGCCTGTTGCTTCTGAAACAGATGTGACGCGAGCTAGACCGCCCTTACCACGCTGCGAACCCTGGAATGATACAATATCACCGATAGCGAATCCTTGACCCTTGTCGATGATCGTAACACGATCTACAGAACCTACGAGCTGTGCTCGCTTAGCTTTTGTATAGTCTGGTGTATTGTCAACATTGATACCGATAACTTCGCCGTTACGGAACTGTCCTTCGACGCCTGAGATGTATAGAAGATTAACATATCCACGTTCTACTCGACGACGGATATACTTTTCTACGAACGCCTTTGCACCTGATAATGCACCGATGACCTGTTTGCCGACATAGTCAATATTGTATTGGTTATATGTGATCTCTAGGTATTGTGGTCTTTCCCAGATACCATCTGAAACGCGTAGGATATTCTCGCCAGGATAATTTACCTCGGCGTCTGTACCATAGACGAGCTTGAAGAACAGGTCGATAGAACGTTCTGTTCCCTTCGAACGGTATAGATCCAGTGCATTCTTGACAAGAAGTCTTTTATTCGTAGCCGTATCGAACTGAATATTCTTAAGATATTTTTCTTTGAAGAAGATGATAAACTCGTCTAGAGTCGTATCGATATCTCTGTAGTCTGTTAGATTACGTGCCTGATACAACGCACCGCCGCCAACTTCTGAATTAGTACTATTAGATGTATAGCTAATATTCGCAGTCGGACTAATGTATGGTGTAACGAAAGATCCGTTTGCAGCAAAGTAAGAACCGGAGTTCTCTAACCATTCATAATACGCTTTGACAAACGCGACAAAGTTAGTTGACTCTTCCCTATAAAAAGAAGGGAATTGTGTTTCTACCAGCGGCGAAATTAGTTTTTCTATATCTTTCATTATTCTCTAATCTGCTCAATATTGATACTAATGTCGGGCTCGACAATGTTTAATATCACGTTCTGCGACGATGAAATATCTTTATTTCTTGGAATGCCGTAGACCTTTAAAGACGTGCCGACATACTGAGAGATAATGAAGTTATTCAATGATACAACACCGGTGTCATAGTTAACAGTACCGATCTCGATAATTGTTTTATGATTAGATCCGACAGGCGTTACAATACGTACTTTACCGTCGCCGTTATCTTCAAGTGTACAATTAGAGATACCAGCATATGTGAACGGAGTTGATGTAATAGCATGAATATCGATGATAGGGTGCTCATCTGCTAGTAGAGGTACCTCTGCGGTCAACGGCATCTTAAAATCGATGGTAAGATTTTGTGACACGTTCAACTGTGGAGTGATGTACTTGATTAGTTCGACGTCTGTCTCGTTACTGATGATGCTAGATTCTGCATTGTCGATGTCGTTGACAAGACGTGAGTAACGAAGTGTTCTAGCAAAGTTATTCAGATAGGTGAATGCATACGACTGGATAGCAGCGATAACATATGTTCTAATATCTTCCGGATTCAAACCAGTCTTGTTGATATTATACTTGACGTTGCTTGACACCTTGAGATACGTATAGTCTGGTGAGACGAAGATAGGTTCCATAGCAACAGATGATCTTGTCTTTAGGAACTTCTTATACTCGGATTCCTTGATCTTCGGCAGACCGTCGACTCCCTTCAGGTCGACAGATACAAAGATACGACCATACTGTGGTGGAGTCGCATCCTCACCGCCGTATGCGGTTACCGCATTGATCTCTGCAAAATTGATCTTGAGTAGGTTCTCGTAGTCCTCTGCAGTAATAGCACGTTCCTGTGTCGTAAAGGCACGAGGAGCATTATACTTGATAGAGTTCAGATCCTCGGCAACTGCACCGTCATGGGCCGGCGAGATCGTATTGACGATGACATTTGAAACACCGTCGATACGAGCCGTGTTGACAAACTTGAAAGCGCCGTTAGGAAGTTCGCCGTTCGAGATTCTATACTCGATGATTATAACTGCACCGTTCTTTGGCTTACGACCAACAACGCCGTCACCGAACACGATTTCATAGGAGTCGTTGATACCCGGTTGGACAAAGAATATTTTAGATGTAGAATTATATCCAAACAGCGATGTAGCACGGGAATAGTTAAGGATCGATGCACCGTTGTCTTCGATGACCGTGACAAGAATGCTAGAGACGTCTACGGTTTTGTTATTGATCTTAAAGATTAATGGATTGTTATAGTTGATTGCATATGTTTCACTCAGATAGTTGCCTTCATAGATCGTGATAGCATCACTTCTGAATGCACCGTTTTCGAAATTTGTAATGATGATATTTTCTGGCACGGTGAATGTATATGTAAAGTCGTCTACTCTGCTGACGAATGACGTACCTTTAGGAACAAGAATCGATTTCTTTGTAGCATTACCGTCAGTTGGAGTAATGATAAGTTGAATATCTGCAATTGCCGACTTGAACGATCTTGGAAGGTAGTTCAGTTCCTTGGCGTGTGAAATAACGCTGTCACGAAGTTTGGCACTATCAAGAAACATCTCGTTCGAGACCATGTTCAGATAGAATGCATTCTGATATGTGTTGTAGGCAAGAATGTCCAGAAGAACAGACATGTTACTGCCGTCAAAGTCATAGTCCTTGAATCTATCCTGCTCTTGAAGATATGATTTAAGCGACGACTTGAATGAATCAAAGTCTAATTGTGTTAGGACTATACTTGAATTGGCTGCCATTATCTTACTCTATAAAGCGTTAATGTGATATTCTGTGGGTTAACACTATTTATTACTTCAAAAAAGACGCTTACCTCGTACGAGTTATTAATTTCGTTTGGAAGAACTAAGACATTCGTCACTCTGGCTCTCGGTTCTAACTTATCGACTGCATCTTTAATAGCATCTTTTATAAGGGTCGCAGTAAACGGAGACATGTCCTCGAAGAGATATCTTCTTAGGTTCGCTCCGAATTTAGGATTGAACATTCTTTCGCCGTAATCTGTCGACAGGATATTACGAATAGATCTCTTGACTGCCGCCTCGTCTGTGTACGATGCCACCGTTTTATTCTGCGGGTGCATATCGAGATTGTTATAGAAGTCACTATAGTGTGCCGGCTTCTTGCCGGCGGCATCTGTCTTAGTGATCTTGTCTATTCTTCTGATATCAGTCATCTGAAACTCTTTTTCTTTTATTTATTCTGGAATTAAGACGCCGTGCACGATGCTGGCAATAGGAATCAAGGTTTCAGTATAGTCTTCATACGTCTTGGCAACATCGGTCTCGTCGACCGTAAACTGCCTATCATTTTCATTTAATACTGCGGCATCGATGTCTCCGAACAGTTCATTTCTTGCTTTGCCGTCAACCTCGTTCGCCGTTAATGTAGTAATAAGATTGCCAGTTGCTGTAAAGACATGTTGGACCATCTTGCCAGTCTTCTTGTCAGTCTCGAGAAATGACGTAGCAAAGTCACCATCATATGTGAAATAATTGTACAGGAAGTCGTCGTCTTCATAACGTACGAGTTTGCCGTCCTCAAACTCACTCACGCCTTCTTGAACCGTCACGTCTGGGACAAGCGGATTGTTCTCGTATGCAGCTCCGTCGATTCCAATACCTCTGGAATTGTCCGGTTGCTCTACGCCGTCATCCTCTGTAATATAGAATCCTTCAGGACTTAATATTGGATCGCTCATGCCGGTGCTGGCTCCACTCCATACTTAGTAAATTTAACTTCAACACACTTCTCAGGAAGCAGCTTAACGAGAACCTGACCAAGGTTAAAAATCGGTGGCAGGATGATATTCACAACATCACAGGTTGTCAACGGATTCTGACCCGTAAGGAACTTCACAATCTTGTCGACAACATTATAGATCTTCTTCACGAT